TGCAATTGTGGGAGATGCTGCGGTTGTGTTCAATAGGATAGGCAGACCATCAGCGTTAGCCGTAAAGTTGTGGCTTACTTTCACGCCATTAGTAGGAGTGATTGAGGCAATAATGCCAGAACCGTTTTCTATGTTTCTGATCTTATTAACCGTGCCATCTATCTCAAGAACCGGAGAGCCTGTGACATCACCTGTAGTGACGATTGACCCAGTAACACCTAGACCAGCAACTAAGTTCTGATAGCTGATTCTATAGTTAGTGTTGTTGACAAAGTAATCCATGAACGAGTTAGCAAGGACAGTATCCTGTGCTACAAAGTCCGACTTCTTGCGTCCATCCGCTCTTTTAACCATTGGTGTTTACCTCCAAGGCTATAGCGCCAGTTGTCTCTGCAAGGATTGCTGCTTCCTGATCTGGATAGAAATGACCGTTCATGCCAAAGTCATTGTCTTCGTTGCCAGAACCAATAGGAAGCGTACAAGGAAATCTGCTTTTGCCCATGCTTTGTCCAAGCATACGCATTGTGTTGAAACCATCACGAGCTGCTTTCTGCAAGCCGCCAGAGATGACTCCGTTGTAGTCTGGTGCGACTTCAATCGCCATGTTAGCGATAAGTCCGCGCAGTGCGCCTGTTGGGATAGTTACTTCATCACCAAGATCAGTCACAACTGTATAACCAAGCTGAATGCCTTGGGCATCTAGCTCAGCCATGTAATTATTCATTGAGAATATAAAGTCTTGGTACTCGTCAGGCTCTAACGGAGCTTCACTAGCTTGTACCAATATCCTCTGTAGCGAGGACTTTGCAACTTGAGCGACAGTAGCCATTATTCGTATGTAGCTCCTTTAGCAGTCTTAGCCGAGTTCCTAAAGGCTTGTGCTGTTGGAGCGCCTTTAGATCCTACCTTACGCATCCGCTCAGGCGTTTTGCCAGCGGCCTTCTGAGACTTGATTCGCTTGCGTTTCTTGTGGATGTTAGCGTATAGACCTTCATTCATAAGTAGCACCGCTCTTCATAGACTTTGCGCCTTTACACTTCCACCGCTTACGGCTCAAGTTGTTAGGCGTATTAGGATCATTCTGCTGTCTTTTGGATAGTTGTTTCTTAATACCCAAAGACCTCGCGCAATACGCATCACCTTTGCTAGTGCCTGCTCGTACACGAGAACCACCGTCACTGGCCTTTCCAGCCTGCCCATAGGAGACCTTCTTGCCAGTGGCAGTGACCTTTACTTTCGCTTTACCTTTTCTCGGAGTAGCCATGATAAAAAACTGGGAGCCGATAGATCTGTGCTAGACAGCTATAGTCATAGTTAAAGTCATACCTGTACCTAAAGTTACACCTGTTCCTAGAGTTACAGTTATCGACTCCCAGAGTCCTACAAGGTTACTTACCGTAGCCTTGACCCGCAAAGAGCGGATTAAAGCAAGCATAGGCTGGCAGAAGGTCGAAACGAATCTTCTGCGTGTTAGCGTCACCGTCTGCGTACTTAGATACTCGGATAGACATACCGTCGCTAGTAGTAGCAATAGTGTCAGTAGAGTAGAGCTTAGGTAGCTTAACAGTTCCAAGACCAAACGCTTGCTTGGTGAAGAACATATTAGGCTGATACAGAGTTGAAGCAGCACCAAGGATAGTCACAACCGCGCCATCAGCAGGAGCTGCTGTTACGTTGTTGTACTGACCGTTAGCTTCAAAGATTGCAGCGCCTGAAACAGTAATCGTTGCAGCGTTGCCAGAGATAGTTACATCTTCGAGTACAGTGCCTGTCCACGGAACTTGTGCGCCAGCGCTGTCAAGGATAGCTTCACGAGTAGCTACGTTCAGACGATTAACGCCTGCAATAGTTACCTGATCGCCAGCTTTGATAGTACCAGTACCCAATCCAGCAAGAACAAGAGTCTGCTGCATAGTGTCCTTAGCGGCAACGTAAGTTGCGTTAGGAGCGCCATTGAGAGTACCTGCACGATCAGTAGTATCACCTGAAGTGTAGCTGCTGAGAGCATTAGAGGTCAGAGCCATCATGCCACCAAAGTTCTGGCTGATTTGCGCTCTTTCCCATGCTGTACGGACAAGGCCGTCAGCCGCATTCAAACCGTTCTGAGCTGAAGACAGCGCAGTAGTAGTGAATGGGTTCATGAGGTAATACTTCTCATCTGACATTGGAACGCCAACAGAGTCCATCAACGCACCAGCACCAGCTACGTCTGACCAAGCATCAACAACAGTACCACGATCACCATAGTTCAACGCTGCGTTTTTACGCATAAACGCGCCAAGGTCTAACTCAAGGTCAGTTACGATGCGGCGAGCCATAGGCTCAAGGATTTGATCAAGTTGGTCTAGCTCAAGCGCTTCTTCAACATTGCCCCATTCGGTAGCTGCTGTGAAATAGTTCTGAACCGTACCAGTTGCTTTACCAGCAATGATGTCTGACTTATCAGAGGCGCTGATGTCACCGCCAGAAGTGCGGATTGTGTTGTAGTCATGCGGACGCTTGAAGTCTACATTTGAACCACTTGAAGGATTGAACTTGCCTGACAACAACTGAGTGTTGACAGTCTTTGTTACTACACGAGAAGCCTCAAAGGCATCTAGGAATACACGAGCGACTTTCCGTGTGACGTTACTATTAAGATTGTTAGCCATGATTGGATCACCTCATTCATTCAAAAGTAGCTCCTTTCGGGCCACCAGCCTTGGGACTTCTCCCAGCGCCTTTCGGCGTGTCTAGTGGATCAGGAGCGGCATTAACACTAGGTTTAAGTTTTCGAGCTTTAGGCATAACGACTTGATCTAAGTACAACAGCGCCTGATTTGCAGGCATATTGGCTAATTTGTCCAGTTCCAATAGATTCTCACCAAGGTACAACGTCCCAAGACTTCCATCATCCAAATCAATCAGATGATTAGCCAGCATTGGATTAATTCCAAACTGACCTATCTTGTTGGCTGCGCTCTGGAGATCCTCGCTTTGAACGCCGAGCTTCTTAGCTTTCTCTGCGTAACTAGCAATCTTCTCGTTCTGCGCTTGCACTGCCGCTGCTTGCTGTCGTTTCTGCAAATCAATCTGCTGGCTTTGCATAGCCTGCTGACGCGCATCAAACTCAGCTCGTTTGGCAATCGCCTCATCACGCTGTCGGAGCTGCTCCTGTATCTCTCTATCTGAAAGACTATAGAAGTCAGGCACTTTCGGCACTTCAGGCGGCTGTTCTTTAGGAATCTTAGCCTCTAGCTCTTCTAAGCGCTTGCGATAGTCCTCGGCCTGACGCTCTGCTTCTCGCGCCTTCCAAGTCTTCTCAGCCATAGCCTTGTCAAAAGCCTTCTGCTGTTCTTCGTTAAAAACAGGTCTAGTAGATTTCTCCTGACCTTCGTCAGTATCCGCTGATGAATCGGAATCAGTTTCCTGATCTACATCCTCTATGTCTTCAAACTCAATATCTTGAGTCTCATCGACCATATCGTCTGGTTGCATCTTATACCTACTGTAATGCCGTCAAATAAACGGTGACGTTCCGTGCCTCCATGAAAGCGTGGAGTGCGCTAGTGGTCAAATATACCACAATTTGGTAAAAAGCAATACTTTTATGCGATTCCTCTCAATGCTGACATTTGGCGCTCTGATTGCCTGCTTGATAGCAGATCAGCGCTGTCAGCCTTAGTAGGATCAAACTCGGCGTTAATTGAGCGGACATCTTTAGGGTCAAAAATCATTACTTCATCCATAAACTGAACTCCTGTAAATCCTTGATCTTTAAGGATTGTTTGAGCTTCGTTTTGAATGCTGTTTCTTGCCTTTAGTTTTGTTTCGGTATCCACAACTCCTCTTTGTATCCCAAGCCTTTCCTGAGCGGACTTGTAAGCTGCTTCATACTCATCGCCAGTTGCCAGCTTTCCTCTGGCGTACACAGGTATGGCACGAGCATTTTCGTTATATCCTTCTGCAATATCTTTCTCTTGCCTGACGTACCTGTCCCCATATTGCGTTTTAGGAGAAGTGTAGATTCCTCTTCCTAATTTTGTTTGAGCATCCGCAGGACTTGGCTGCAATGAAGTAATCTCTCTTCCATCTTCTAGCTTGTCAGTGTAGTGATATAGAGGACGGCTGGTATCAAACTCAAGATCTAGCGCTCTCTGCATCCTAGCGCCTTGACTCATGTCTAAGCCACGCAACGCTGAAGCAGCCATATCTGCCTCTCGTGCAAAATCGTATACAGGCTTTACACCTGTCTCATCTAATACAGCTAACGTAGAAAACGGCTTTGCCAAACCTGTTTTAGTTGTATCTTCACGCAACCATAAAGAGTCATAGCCTTTTTCTTTTAAAAAATCTGCCATTTCTTTGTTTTCATAAAACAAATAATTGCCTTCTTGATAAGCCTCTAAATCAGTTTTTCCACTAACAATCGTTGTGGCGTTAGGGTCTCTGCCTTGCGACCTTAAAAACTCTGCAATGATTTCAGGATTTTCTTCTGGGTCAAATTGATTATTAGCCTTTACTGCTACAGGATATATAGCACCGCCAGAAGCCTCGTACTGCCTAACAATAGCTGATTGTTTGGCAAAGTATTCATCTACTATTTCTTCAGGCCAGTTATCAAAATCGCCATACTTGGATGTAAGGTCATCCCAGACAACCTGCTTATCAGCCTGCTTCATATCATATAAATCTTCTTCGCCTAGTCTTTGCTGATATTTTCCTTTTCCAACCCAGCTGTTTGCAAATTCTCGTTCTGGCGTTACAAAAACCATGCCGTCACTATATCCAGCCTTAAAACCATCTTGAATATCTTGTTTAGATGCGTGAAAGAAACCTTCTGTAAACCCAGAATCGCGCAGAGCAGACCTTGTTTTCTTTGCAAGTTTAACACCAGCATCACCAATGATAGGAACAACGCCCATCATGTTTATCCCAGTTCCAACCATATCGCCTTGTCCATAGGCTCTTGATGCGTCCTCTAAGCCAAGAACGTCACCGACCACTGGCAAAAAGTCTGCTGCTGTTTCAACGCCTTCAGCGGCATTGAGAAGACCTTGACGGTATCCACCTCCCAAACCTGTCGCATCTACTGCATCGCGCATAAGATTGCTTAAAGCTGACCTGACTGTAGGTCTGGAGTTCTGCATAGTCTGAACACGAGGAGCAACCTGTGTTCTACCTTGCATAGAGTATTTTGTTCCCAGCTCCTGCTGCGCTACATTATTAAGAGCCGATGATCCTGCGCTTGGTCTGCGTTCAGCCATTCTGCATTCTCGCTATCTCAGAGTCAGACATATACCTCATGGCTCGGCGTTGAGCTTCGGCTCGCATTCTCTCGGCCTCGGCGCGTTGCCTGTCGCTGATGTCAGCCATCTTCTCTTGGTTGTTGAGCTGCTCGCCTACTGCCTGTGCGCTTGTCCTGTCTATCGTAGCGCCCGCCTGCTGAGCCTTAATCTGAGTCTCCATGCGCTTAGTCTCGGCGTTGAAGAAGTCAATCTGGTTATCAGCTTGATCGCCTTGCATCTGCGTTTGGAGCTTCTGAGCTTCTAGCTGTAGCTTCATCTGCTCGTTCTGTAGCTTGGCCTGCTCTATCTGCGCTCGTAGCATCTCGGCCTGAGCCTTCATCTGCTCAGCCTGCGCCAAGACCATGTTCGGATCTTGCTGTGGCTCGCCTTGCTGCTGCTGCGCCTCCATCAACTCTTCTTCGGTCATCTGGTCTTGAGGTATCAGGCCAGCCGCAATCATCTGTGCGCGTTTGCGGTCAGAGATTTGCTGAGCTGAGGCAGTGGCTACGTTGTCCAGCAGGACATCACCAGCGATCTGGAGGATGCTTGGATCAACCTTGGCAATCTCAATGATTGTCTCAATGGTCTCCTGTTGGCGGTTCTTGAAGCTCGCACCAGCCTTGACCTGTACGTCATAGTTACCGACCGACAGATCGTTCATGATCACCACATCGCCTGTCTGCTGGTCTATAACCTTCTGGTTGATGTCGGCAACGTCATAAGTGTTGTCTTCCTTCAGCAGCCTTACAGTACGCGCTGAGTCGTAGATCTCTGGGATAGCGGCTACCAAGATGCGACCAGTAGCACGAATACCGTACTCCAACGCTTTGAAGTATTTGATCGTAGAGTTGTCACCTTTGTTCTGTAGCGCATTGATTGCCACGCCAGATTGGTTCTGTGGATTGTCACCCATGTTGCTGGAGAACATACCAGAGGCGTAAGTAATCATGCCTCGCATAGCTTCAGACATTGTGCGTAGCGCTGGGTTGATCTGTGCGCCACCTTGCTGCTGAGGTACTTGCGGGAACTCAGGATCTACGTTGAAGAACTGAACCGGATCGTGGTTAGTGTTCAAGGTCTGTAGTGAAGACTCATGACCAGCAGCCTGACTCATTGTCATCCAATACTTAGAGCGTGGCGCAAGGCTAGTCTCGGCTACCTCACGGCTGACTGAGTAGTTCAAGACTCGCTGTGAGTCCATCAGCTTCTCTACAAGTCCCCAGAAGATCGTCTTGTTCTCAAAGATCTTGTAGTTAGCGTAGATAGGCACAACCGGAATCATGTTGAAGACTGTTTCTTTCTTCTCTTCAAGCCAATCACTAGCGTCAAATAACCGTGAACAGACCGACTTCTTGACACGCTTGCGCCTACGAACTTCTGTCACGCCAATGGACTCAAGCTCATCAGCTATCTTTTTGAAGTCATCATCAGCCTCATGAACCTGCCCATTGGACATCATGACTAGCTCGCGCTCTTCCTCTTCGCAGTACAGCAGCTCACCAATGACTACGACCTCAGCCTTATCATAGTAAGCCTCGCCATCACGGCCTTCATCAACTGACTCACCAGATGCTTCAGGCCAGCGCCTCTCATACTCATCCTTGCCAATCGCGTGAAGGACAAAGCAATAGCGGCTGTCTGACTTGTCTTGCTTCTCTGCCGCAGGATCAAACCATACACGGTCTATGGAGTTGCCAATCGGCTCAATGAATAGATCTTGGTCAAAGCTGTCCTGACTCACATACTTATGCACAACACGCCAAGCGCCAAAGCCAGTGGTCACCATGTTGCGAGCAGCGTGGTTGTAGACCTCACTGGCATCAGACATAGACTCAATGTTTCTAACAATGCCTGAGTAGGTGTTTGCTATGTCCTTGGTGCTGTTGCCGCCAGCAGGCGAGACAGAGACATCAAAGGACGCTTGGTCAATCTCGGAGCAGACCTGATCAATGATCGGATTCACCATGTCAAAGCTGTAGCGTGGAGACTTGCTCTCAGCAGCGTTGTTGTACCAGTACGGCTCCCATTGACCATCTCGCTTATCAACGAAGAGCGCAGCCTCACGAGCATTGTCGCGCAGGTCTTGGTCTGCTTCCTGAGATGCAGCTAGAAGGCCAGCAACGTACTCGTGGTCATCGTACTTGCTTGAGTCATAGACTTCTTCGCCGTACTCTTTCTTGGAGTCTTTCTCGTATTCGTAATCGTCTTTATCCATGATGCTTCCAGCCGCTGAAGTTGAGGACAACTTTCTGTTTGTTTAGTGCTTTAGGTGAGTGCAGCGACATCATCAGCGCATCACCCATGTTGGGACTCGGTAACCGATACGGAGGCTTAGCCATCTCCGCTTTGCTTAATATCTGTATCTTACCAGCATTGTTGCGTTTCAGCGGTATGCGGCAGACCTCAGCTCTGAGCTGATCCAGCACCGCTATCTCAGAGGACAGACTGATCATATCCTCTGGGTTCACATACTCGCCTTTCTCAACTGCGCGGTAGGTAGCCTCGAACCTATCTCTTAGCCGCCACCAGAACTGCGCTCGCTTGTTTCTAAAGGTCTCACGGTTAGTCTTGTTGCGCTCAGTGCCGCCGCTGGTGTACGGCATCTCTGGGTCTTCTGCTGCCTCTGAGCCTTTGAACATTGAGTAAGTGATACCGTTCTTGCCAGCCAGCGCCTGATCTACCTGACGCTTGAGAGAGACACCTAAGCCGTCCGCATCCCATAGGAAGTGGTCAGCGTTAGCTTTCAACGCCTTGTCTAGCGCCCAATCCATGCCTTCGCCAGCGTCACCTGTTACCATTTCACACACATCTAGGATCACGTTGCCGTGCCTAAGCACAAAGCCTTTGCTGTCGCCACCTTCATCCGATGGATCGTGAGACGCAATGATAGCGCCTTCAGCCTTCCAGCCGAGCTTTATGTGTGCATCTACTGCCGACAAGAACCACGGCACTGGAATGATTGAGTCTTCGTTCTCATCATACGTCTCGCCTTCCCAAACGTGAGAGTACAGAGAAGGAGACATATGCGCTTGATCATAGGCTCGCTCTTGCTCTAAGACCTCTGGGAACGCAGGATTGTCATTGTAGTTCATCCAGACAATCGTATGATGCTCATCCTCGTATACGCCATCACGCCGTAGCTCTTTCTCAAACGGCTTAACGAATCGTAGGAAGAATGGATCAGCGGCAGACCTTGGGTTAGCTGCCATCCAGATCTCTGAGCCTGCGGTTCTGAGCGTAGGAGTAAGAGCCTTGAGGCTGGCCTCGGATATTGTCTGAGCCTCGTCCACAAATACCCTGCTGAAGCCGTGATACGATTTTACACTCTCTGGCGAGCGAGCTAACCCGATATACTTGAACGCAGTCTCACCGCCGTAGCGGATCTCATTGCGTTGAACCTCAAAGCCTTTCAGCTCTAGCCGTTCTATCTCAGCACACAGCAGCGTGTGAATAGAATCATCAATGCTGGCTTGGAATTCACGAGCGCAGAGAGTCTTGATGCCTTGCGTCTGAGCTGCCAGTAGACACAGATCACACATCGTCATGCTCTTCCCACTGCCTCTACCACCGATGCAGATCTTGTAGCGAGCTGGCTTCAAGAACGGAAGCATCTTCTTGGGTATCTGCATCTTAGGCATTATTCGTACTTCACAGTATTCTTTTTCTGCTTGGCCTTAGCCATTGCTATGGCGATTGCCTGATTCTGTGGCTTGCCTGCCGCCATCTCTGTCTTGATGTTCTTGGAGATGGTCTTTTTGCTCTTGCCTTTCTCTAGTGGCATTTCCAAATATCCTCTCAAAGTTTGCTTGGAATTCTTTCTGGCTCACGCTGTAAGGTCTTGGCCTTGATCCTTTGCTCACTCCATCACCTCTATCGTCCAGTGAGTATCAACGTCCAT